TTAAGTTCTCTAGGACTTGTATATGCGTATACAACACTCAACTTTGCACCAGTTCCCTGAGAATCCTCTATGACAGGTTTAACAAAACCTAAAACTGATTCTGTTACATCTACTTTTATGAGTCTACCGTCGGAATCGGTTGTGGCAGTTCCTATTTGTTTCTTATCTTCACCAGTTCCAATTGTAATAACTGGATTTTCATAGTTTGTTCCTACGTTTATAATATTAATTTCATCTATTTTAGGAATAATGTCACCACATTTAGCATACAATGCTTTCGCATTAGGTGGTATCACTAGAGTTGGGAATTTTTTATTGAAATTTAAAGTAAATTCATGACCAGATTTAGTTTTCAATAGTAATCCAACTGTGATATTTGGATTGTCTTTTGGATCTATGGTTGCAAGTAATATACTATCATCATTATAATCTAGATCAACTACTTGTAATATATCAGGATTACCATCTACAACTTGTTCTATGTACTCCTCATCATTAAGATGTTGTTGCAGTCCAACTTTAGGAACTAAAATACCATATTGCTCTTTAGGACAAAATGTGTCTGCAGGATCGAATCCATATCCTATACCAGTATTGATGACCTCTACTGAATCTATTACTCCATCTATAATATTGGGTTTAAACACTGCACCACTTCCTTCTGGTTCATTACATGTAAATTGTGCTCTAACTCTTGCTTCTAATCCAACATTAGATCCTTTCTTTTGCATAAAGACGCCAAGTATTTGTCCAATATCATCAACTATTGGCAATGCTTTGACTACACTAGTTGACTGTAAATTATCCCAAACCATTTCTGGGAAGCATGGTTTTTTATTCAAAATACTATTGTTACAGTTGACTGCAGATGATGCGATATTTCCTTGAGAATCGTAGAAGTTGATACCCTCAAATTTTTCTAGAGGTCCTCGTGTATCAAAATTCTTAAGTGATATACCACTAGCAATACCAGCTGCACTAGCAAGATCAACTAAACTTCCAGTTGAGGAATTGAATACTTTTTTAACTCCATTACTGTCTACGACAGGTACAAATCCTTTTATAGGTTTACCATTACCAATAACAGTTACAGAATTTGGTGGTTTTACCTTATATTGATCTATTTGTTTTTGTGTTGCGTCATTGCCTTTAACTTTTGCACCAAGACCAGTTTCAAATACAGATGCACCAATAGCACATGATAACTGTCCATCACAAAATAAATCTAAAAAGTCGCCAACTTTATTAAGTAAATTTTGTATTTTTTGTGCTGCTCCTTTGATAGCACCAGTAATTCCTTTTAATATACCTAACGCACCTTGTATGCTATCCATCAATTTTTTCATGATATCGCCAAGCATATTTTGAACAAGACATAATGCAGTATCTAAAACGTTCTCAACTAAATCACTGAGCATACCTTTAATGAATTGTCCCAACTCACCTATCATTTGTTTAAACAAACAAGAAACAAGATCCCCAACATTTTTTAATTGATCTCTGACTGCAACATCTAATTCTGGATCTGGTATACTCAATTCATTTAGACCATCTTGCACAAGTTTGTTAGTCTCTTCCATGACTACGCCCTTGATATTTGCAGTCAATCCTGTGAGTTTCTTTTGTATGCGTTGTGACATGATGTTTATCTCATAGTCCATGTCAACAACAGAACCATCTAACTTGTTAATGAATTGATCTATGTCATTCTTCTCTACGCCACGAGCAAACTTCATAAACTCTGCCATAGGACCTTCAAGTTTTGTAGCAGTCTCTGATCCACACTTACCATTACCAACTTGAACTGTTACCTTTTGTTTTTCTGTTGCTAGTTGTTGCTTTTGACTTTGACCTTCTGCTGCACCACGTTCATTTTTGCTACTTGTTTCTCCCTCTGCATTTTTATGTCCTTCATTATTTTGTGCTGCTACTTTTACACCAGTTTTTGAGTCAGTTTCAACTGTGCCTCCTGTATTTGGTGCAGAACTACCATCAGTATTATGATCTGGAAACTTATAATCAGTCGCTGCAACTCTTGCAAACCCACGTGCCTCTCCACCTTGTACACCATAACTACTAGTTGGATTCTCGTCACTAATTGATCCCATGACAACAGGAATCTGTGCAGATGTGCCATCCATGAAGAAACCAACAACCCAACTATTGACTTGTAGTTGGTGCACTGACCCAATACCAGAACGTTGTGAGTATATGGGTGGCATTAATACCTGTGCCCATGGTAAATCTTTGGTAGGTAAGTCTTTTCTGTTTGGACTGTGATATCCTATTATCCTAACTTTTACTTTGTTTGTCCAATCCCAGTCACTATAATCAAAATCTCCTGCACCACCATCTAACTCAGCATTCCAGAATTTTGCACCATCATTTTCTACCTGTCCAATCCACCAGTTGAACCCTTCTCTACCTATAAAATTAGCTATGTTCTCGTTCATGTTTCAACTCCATCAGAGTCAGTATATAATGTAAGTTTGGTTGTCATCTTATCTTGACTGCTTTTAAATGTTCTCTCGACCTTACCAATGACATATTTACCAGAGTTTGCAAAATCTTGCTCTCTGTCTCTAGTTCCTTTGTAAATATCCAACTGCACTACCTCACCTATTTCCAAAGAATAATCTGTTACTAATTCTACTATGACTTTTTTACTGTAAAATAATTTTTCTCTTAACGATGATTGTGAAAGTTGCTTTGTGAATCCTTGCGTATATGTACCCTCAGTAAACAATGCTGAGTCAGTAACTTTAGACATGATTCTAGTAAACGTTAGGTTATTATCAAACCCACTGTAAAACTCTGGAACTTCACCACTATTTAATGTCGCTACATCTTGATAATATTTATTGATGTTAAAGGGATGTTCAACAAAACTCATATCTTTTAAATCTATTGTCATTACGTTACTAGAATATGATCCAAGATTTAACCCCCTTAATAAATCTACAGAACTTTCTATTGTAACTTTATCAACAGGAGTGATGTTTTTATCCTCATCATCTTCAAGTTCTTCTTTCTCATGTCCAACCACCATCCTTGTAACTGGTTCCTCTCTAGCAAAAGAATCATATGAAACAAAGTTATATCCCGATCTTGTTTGATAGAATGCATATCCTGCAGTAGCATTTTTACCAGAACCCTTAACTTCTGGTATTGCTTTTGCAGCTAACCATCTAATTGCGGTGAATGGATTCCAGTATGGTGATACAAATGAAAAGTTATTAACACATGGTTCAAAATTACTTAACTTATCTTCAGCGATACCCATCAAGTCTATCAATATTTCTTCTTTAACAACATCGTGTATTTTTTTACCCTCACCTTTACCAAACCTTCTTGATATTTTATTAGCAGCGTTATTTAAAAAATCTGCAGTGCAAAGCATTAATACAGCTGAAGACTTACCACCTATATTTTTTCTATCTTGTATGTCATATATAACAAAATCTCCACCAATTTCAGTCTTACCTTCACTGTCACCAATCTGTATAAAAACATTTTCCATGCCTGTTAACTGAGATAAAAATCCAGTCTCACTATCAGTAAGTTGTACTTCCATTTTCATGGAAGCAGCCTTGATATCCTCAGTGTACTTTACATACAAAAGTTGGTTAACCGTTATTGGAGGATAATCCGCAATAAGGAATCTAATTAATTGAAAATTTGACTGGGTATTAACTGACATTAGAATTGCGAAGTTGTGTTATAAAGTTTATGGTAAGGTGACTCTTTAATTTTTGGTAAAGCACCCTCTCCACCCTCTTGTTGATATGAAGGTGCACTTGATGATCCAGATCCCATTGCATCTCCTGTCCCTGCAGCAAGTGCGATGTCTTTTTTGGTCTTAGCATCAGCACTATCTCTATTTTCTTGTATAGTTTTATCAGTGAGTTCTGTTAAGTTTGTAGTCTGCTCTTTGTTGAATATTCTCTTCATTATAGGATTATTCTTCATCATGAATTTTGCCATCATACCAACAGGTGTCATGCCAATCGCCTTACCAGCTATATTCTTAATATTCTTAAGTGTTTTACTATTTGCAATATTTTTTACACCTTTAAATAATTTACTTCCCGCGTTAAACGCCATACCCATAGGTGTTAAGTTAAACAATTTCCTAGCAAGACTCTTGCGTTTCTTGATAGGTTGCATTGCCCTACTTCCTTTAGTACCATCCCCAAGTCCTATACCATCAGCAGTTCCTGTAAACGGTGCACGTCTTCCATATGTAGGATCTCCCACTTGAGCTGGAGGTAACATAGGTTGACCACCAGTAACCTCTCCTCCTCCAGAGTCATCACCTCCACCAGATTTGCCTCTAACAAAATTGATTGCTTTGCTTATTAATGCACCGATTAGACTTGTTGGTTTTCCATCGTCTTTTTTATCATTATCTTCCTCATCATTTGCAACCTCAGCACTAGCAGCACCCAACTTAAATGATTGAGATATCTTAGATATATTTCTGTTCAATATTTTAGATGCTTCCTTACTTGGTGCAGGAATTTTCTCTAATAAATCTGTCATTGCAACAGCAGCAGACTTAGCAGGAAGTGCCAAGGCATCCATAAATGCCTTCTTCATTTTAGGATCTATTTCAAGATTATCCTCTAGATCTTTCTTTACATTTTCTTTGACCTGTTCCTCACCTATCCCTGCATCTTCTAACTTGTCAACCTTCGATATATCTCCTGCTTCTGGTAAGTCAGGGTCAATACCCTGTGCTCTCATCTCTCTACGTTCTTTGAACTGTTTTATTCTTTCTTCTCTAGACAAATATTCTCCAGTCTTAGGATCCACACCCATTGCTGCTACTGGATCTGGTACAAGATTCTGTTTTGGTTCTGGTTTTGGTGCTACTTTAGATTTACCTGTTGCACCATCTGTATCAGATTTACCACCTTTACTAATTGGATTTTTCTTACCAATTCCTTTAGCAACTTTTGCCCTATCTTTTATAAAATCGCGTAGTCCCTTACCTACATTTTTTAGACCTTTACCCGCAGCTTTACCTGTCTTAGTTGCAGCGTCTTTGATTCCTTTACCAGTTGCAGACGCTGCTGCTCCTGCTGCTCCTA